CATAGGGCCAAAGGCCCAACCACCGGCAAAGCCGGAAAAGAAGATCTAGTCGGAGACTAGATCCACCCGCCCAAGTCGTACCACGTGGGTACGATTAGGGTGGCCTTCTGGTACGTGACACGGTCGCGGAAGGGAACTGCATTACCCTGCTTCTCAGCAGGTTGGTGCGTCCCAGCCACGACCAGACTCCGGTCGAGCGTCTCGTATTTCACAGCTTTAGGCTGGAAGCACTCAACTACCCAACCCTCCCAACCATCTCTGGCAGGAGAAGGACAAGCCTCGTCGAAGTTACTGACGAGACCTCCGTCCCCAAACCCGCAGGGAATTCGTGTTAGGAACTCCTTTGGTATTTGAGAAACAGCAAACTCCCACGCGCCCTTCAGACGTTTATCGCACCCTTGGTAGTTACACCACGTGTGCGCTAGCGTCCGAAGACCATTGGCAAGCTTGATCCAATCGAAAGGAGTACTCGGTAGCTCTTTCAAGTATACCGGTCGTACCTGAGCACCGTTGAAGTAGTCGCACCCGCAGCTTTCCCGGAAGGGACCGCTGGTGTACGTCTTCTTCACGTTGGCGGTGAAACCCGCGAGTTGTAACACCCGCAGAACTCGGTCAGCATGGCGTCCGGGGACAATGATATCGTCCCCGAACACCGAAACATCCCGAGGTTCGCCGTCACAAAGCTCAACTGCCGAAGAACTAAGAGCCCAAAAAATCAGACTCTCAAGGTCAAACGTGAACCCGTTGCCCATCGAAGAGAACTTGTGGTATGGGAAGTAGGTCTTACCCCCATCCATAGTCCCTCTCTTAGAGCGGGTTATGTCCAACCACCAAAACCAATCTGCAGGAAGGAGATCCGAGACTAGCCTAGAGGCTAGCGTGTCAGACGCCGACGACAGATCGATTGTTGCAAACCTACCACTGCGAGAGCCCTCATGGGCCATTCGCCGATTCCGCCCCTGATCGTTAAGGTCAATCCCAGTGCCCCGAAGGATGCGCTTGCGCAACATCCGACCGAGGCCGTTCTGGAAGAAGACATTTACGTGGGGCTCGACGGCTATCGAGCGGTGGGTCTTGGCGTTCTTCGCAACGAAGGTGACTCTGTTCCCCTGAATAAGTTGACACAATGGCGAAGCCATGATGCCAAAGTCGTGGTCCAGCTGCAACGCTGACCAGGAGGGGTAGTGTGCGAGTAACTGACTCGCCACCACAGAGAACTCATGTGTCGATTGTAGTTCTGCTCCGAACTTTCGTTCGGGGGCTACGGCCTGTCCCCTAACCGAGGACGTAGAGCCCGGCCCCCAGCGGGATTCGCTGAGGAGCTCGTCGACATTGAACCTTCCAAGGACCTTAGAGATCTTCCGAGCCGCTGTGAAGCAAACTCGGTTGAAATAGTGGTATTTCGCCACCTCAGGGCCGCGGAGAAAGGCATTGGTCTTCAAGCAGGATTGCTCTGCGGCCAGAAAGGTTGCGACTGCAGCCCCTCTAGGATCCGTTCCCCGAAGGAAACGGGCCTTAGAGAGAAAGTCCAGTCGCAGCCGATCTGGTCGCAGCTGATCCACCGTACCTCGATAGGACTCGTAATCGATGTCCGGAGGAGGAACCAGTGACCAGGACTCAGTGTCCGGGTCGTAAGGTATCACTCCTCGCGGGAGCATCTTGTAGAGCTTCCCTATCGCGGTCAACGACACGCTCCGGTTCATGGTCGGGACGGTTTGGAATCGTCCCTTCCGTGAGTGTTTTACCAACATAACTCTTACTCCAGTCATCTGAGAGTACGTAGAGCCCTAGCAGGGCGCCTACGAGAACCAGAAGGAACCACACACGAAAACTACCTTTCAGCTGTAGAAGCTTACTCGATAGCTTCAAGTCGAACTCGACCACGAGAGCCCTGTTACCAGGGCATCTCGAGGTCTTGGACGGCCTTGACGAGTTCGATGCGGGTCATCATCGCTTGCGCGAAGGCGAGGAGGTCCTTGCGACTCTGGAGCGTCGAACGCTCCGGGAGCAAGAACATGACCTCGCACAACGGCGTATAGGCGATGGTCGGAGCGGGAGCGATGCCGGAAACGGTCGAGTTGCTCACGTTCTCGAGGATCGGGGTTGCGATCCGCAAAGTCAGCCGGTTGTTCCGGCTGGTCTTCGACGGATACTTCAGCTGCATCGTAATGCGGTTGTACCCCACCACGATGCCGATCGCCCGGTCTTCCCATTCGGCAAACGAGAGCGGTGCGGACTGCGAGCTTCCGCCTCCGTCACCCACTCGGCGAACCGAGAAGGTGTGGAGGACGGGCGTCGTCGCCGCGTCGTTCATCGTCATTGCCGTGATTGCTGCCATTGCAGCTCCTTTCTTCAACCTTAAGGAGGTACTTCAGCGCTTAAAGGCTTGGCGCAGAAGGGAGATAGCGCTTAGGGCACGTTCAGTGCCTAGTCCGCTTCCCCGGAGGAGAGCCGCTTGGGGAAAGTCCTGATACAACTGGCGGTACTTCACCTCGACTTTTACGTCGAAGGTGCAGCCACCAATATGTACGTCGGACCCGTCCTCGAAAGTTCGGCTCGCGTTCACCCAGTAAGTGTGAGCATACGAAGTCCGGGAGTAAGACTTCGTACCCCTGCGGAACAGGAAACCCTGTGTCGCACCCAATGCTTGCAGATAATTCCCTACAGGAAGGAACCAATCCACAACAAAGGAATACGGCAAGAGCTCCCATGCCAGCAAGGCGGGATCGGTGATCCCGGTTGTCGAGAGAGCCGCTGCGAGGTCATTCTCCATTTCATACTGGAGAACGACCCGGGCTTTCTCCGACGAGCTAGCGTCAAAGACCATCCGAGTACGCGTGGAAATCGTCGGGGCGTCACGAAACTTGACATTGTACCTTTTGGAAAGGTGCTCTGCCTTGGCGTGAACCTCGAACGGCTTCTGGAACGCATACGTCTGGGCGATCTTCTCAGCTGCCCCTCGCACGTCGCTCAGTAACGGTTTCCAACCGTACTGCAGTTCCAACCACAAAGACGAGAACGACCACCCCTTACGGGGTCGCCGTCCAAGCTTGGGTACGTCAACCCCGAGTTGGTAGGCGGCGTTAACCACGTTCCCTTGTCGGAGTGCGTGAGCTGCTTGAGCGACACGCTTAACAGTTTTAGTTAGCATGTTAAGCGTCTGCTGGCGTTCACCGAACGCCTGCGCCAGGTTGACTGACATGTCCTTGACTTTCAGCAACGCCTTCTGTTCAGCTTTCCTTACGATGTCATCGTCGAGCTCGAACGTAACGCCGTCGTTAAAGGATGCCGGGATATTGCCGTAGCAGTATCCACGATATCCAACATAACGATCGGCCTGCGCATCGTGCCCGCCGTAGTCACCAGGGAAGTACTGGACTTGGGTGTAGTTGTAGTCGAAGTTGTGCCAGGGCAATTGAGACCTGGGGATTGTTCGAAAACCAGGCGTTGAAACGCTGGTTAGCGAACCCGAACGAGACGTGACAGGAGTCCCCGAAGAAAAACCCAGGGACCCGTCAGGAAAATACTGCGTAACCGCCGGGAAAGGCGGAACAGTATTCACATATGGCGGCTTGACCATCGCTGGTCCTGCTGCTATATGGCGAGAGGAGATGCCCGTCCGGTGAGGACGTACATCTCTTCGCTCGTCTCGTCGTAGAACTGTGCACCGAGACCGTTCAGGTGGACGAACAAGGCGACGAAAGAGTCGAAGCGAATCGGATACTCCTCCTCGACAAAGATGGAAATCGCGGGCGTGCCCTTGATTCGATCAATTTCGAGAGAGAGATTCCCGAACTTCTTCACTTCCTTTGCCATAGCCGTTCTCCTGTAGGTTGCTACACAGTTTGTGGCCAAAGGCCAACAAGAGCACCCCCCCGGCGGG